TAAGTGGTAAAACAGTATCAGGACTTCATGTATTAGAAAATTTACAGTATCTAACCATTGCAGAAAATAGAAGTAAAAATAACAAATTTATAGGAGTGTAACAAATGTTTTTATTAAACGGTAACAGACTTCCAGAAGGCACAGCTTTTACAGACGCTAATGGTAACCAATATCCAGCTAACTGGCTTAACCTTTCTACAGAGGAAGAAAAAGTTGCTGTAGGTATTACATGGGTTGCTGACCCAGTTCGTGCTGACGATAGATTTTATTGGGATGGTGATGTAAACAATCCTAAAGACCTAGTAGGACTTAAAGCACAATTTGTAACTCAAACTAAAGATACAGCAGGTAAACTATTATCACAAACTGACTGGGTAATTATTCGTAAAGCAGAACGTGGTGTAGAAGTACCTTCAGAAGTAGCTCTAAAACGCACACAAATCGTTGCAGAGGCTAATAGATTGGAAACTGATATAAACGCATCAACTACTGTAGAAGCTCTTATTGAGGTATTAAATACACAAAACTGGGGTGCGTAATGGCTGTTAAAAGAATACCATTTGGTGAATGGTTACCAGACCAACCTAGCATTGTAGGAACTATGCAAGATGCTACAAACGTCATTCCTGTAGCTTCTGGATATGGAGCATTTCCATTATCTGCAAATTACTCTAATGCTGCGTCTGAAACTCTTACAAATTTATACGCTGCTAAATTTAACAATTTAACACAGGTCTTTGCTGGTGGTACATCTAAACTATTTAAGTTTAATGCTGCTACACTTAACCTAGATGACGTATCTAAAACTGGTGCTTATGCAGGTTCAGCAAGATGGTATTTCACACAATTTGGTAACGTATTACTAGCAGTTAATGATGCTGCTAAAGTGCAGGCATGGACTGTGGGAAGTTCTACAGTATTTGCTGACGTAGCTGCCGCAGCTCCTGTAGCTAAATATATTACAACAGTTCGTGATTTTGTAGTATGTGCTAATCTAGATGGTGGTACAAACGCTAACAAAGTACAATGGTCAGACCTTAATGATGAAACTAACTGGACATCTGGTGCAGCATCACAATCAGACTTTCAAATTATTAGTGATGGTGGAAACATACAAGGCATCACAGGCGGTGAATTTGGTCTAATACTACTAGAACGTGGTATTACTCGTATGTCCTACATTGGTTCACCATACTTCTTTCAATTTGACAATATCTCTCGTGGTATTGGATGCGTTACAGGTGGTTCTGTAGCACAGTATGGTGGTATTACATACTTCCTATCAGATGATGGTTTCTATTCATGTGATGGCAAAGGTATTATTCCTATAGGTAAAGAAAAAGTAGACCGTTATTTTTACGAAAACATGAACTCTAGTGGCATTGACTCTATGTCTGCTGCTGTAGACCCAGTAAGAAGTCTTGTCATGTGGAATTATGCCAATATCTCTGGTGGTCGTTCTATTCTTATCTATAATTGGAAACTTGGTAAATGGTCTGCTGCTGAAACAACAACAACTTATATTGCATCATTAGCAACTTCTGGTTTTACACTAGAAGAACTAGACGCATTTGGTACTTTAGACGCACTTCCTGCATCTTTAGACGATAGAATCTGGGTAGGTGGCAAGTTACTATTAGGCGGTATTTCTACCACTAAAATAGTAACATTTACAGGTACTAACTCTACAGCTTCTTTAGTCGTAGGTGATATGGAAGAAGGTTATAATTCTGTAATGACATTAGTTCGTTCACAGATTGATAATGGTTCTTGCAATATTTCAGTAGCAAGTCGTAGACTGTTAGATGGTACTGTTACATATTCAACTCCAGTATCAACATCATCTGAAAATCGTGCATCTGTAAGAAGTGCTGGTCGTTATCATAGAGTTAAAGTAACTCCTACAGGTGACTGGACAACAGCAGTATCTATAGACGTGAATTTAGAGCAACAAGGCGGTAGATAATGGCTCGTGATATGTACCGTAAGTTAAACCCTAGTGGTGCAGAACCTAGAGAAATATCAGAGGTTGTTAATAACCTAGTTGAAGGTAAATCTAATAACACAGATTCAGTTACTTTAGCTGTGGCTAGTGCTACTACAACAACCATTTATGATGAACGTATAGGTTATAATAGTGTTATACTTCTTATGCCTACAACAGCCAATGCTGCTTCAGTTTTATCAACAACATACATAGGTACTACTAATAAAGGTAATGCAGTCATTACACATACAGCTAATACAATTACAGATAAAAAATATAGGTATCTAATAGTAGCTTAATGCAATTAAAATACGTCAACCCTAACGAATTAAAACAAGTTTGGAATCAAATTAAACCAAGTCTAGGTGAAATATCTGCACTAGGTGGTGATTGGATTCCAGAAGATGCCTATTGTGATATTAAGGTAGGCAAGGCTCAACTATATCTAGGTATTAAAGACGGTTACTTTATAGGTTACATTATAACACAGCTTATAAATAACTCTCTTCATGTATGGGCTGCTTACAGTAGTTCACATGACATATTGTCAGAAGGTCTTAAACAGATAGCTGATATTGCTAACCAGATGAACGCTAAAGAAATAACATTCAGTTCTTATCGTAAGGGCTTTGAAAAGATTGCACCAAAACTAGGATTCAGACCATATACATGGAGGTTTGAGTGTTAAAGTTTTATGTAGTCCCTACAGAACACATCCAACAAACATGGGATAAGGTAGAAATCATGTTAGATAGAGCTATGGCTCATTCTGGTGGTGAGTATGACCTTGACCAACTTAAAGTATTGCTTACACAGGGCAGACAAGTATTGTGTGTAGGTGCAGAAGAAGATTTAGTAATTAAATGTGCTATGACTATAGAATGGATTAATTATCCTAACGATAGAGTAGCATTTATAACAGCTATTGGTGGCAAGACAGACAAGCAAGGCTTTGGTGAGTTTGAACAATGGGTTAAAGCCAATGGTGGTACAAAAATACAGGGAGCAGCATTTGAAGCAGTAGCTAGGCTTTGGAAGCGTGCTTACGGATTTGAAAACAGATATATTATAGTGGAGAAACGAATAACATGATTAATCTTAATAACTGGCTATTTAATTTAGTAGACAACTTTACCTTCTACAAGGGTGGAGGCGGTGGTGGTGGCGGCACATCTCAAACTAATAACCAATTAGACCCTACGGTACAACCGTTTGTTAAATATGGTTTGGAAGAAGCACAAAACCTTTACAAAACATCTACTCCAGAATATTATGCTGGTCAAACTTATGTATCTCCATCTGCACAAACAACAACAGCATTACAACAAGCTCAAAATCGTGCATTAGCTGGCAATCCATTATTACCTGCTGCCCAACAACAACAACAAGATGTAATATCTGGTAACTACTTACAAAACAATCCATACTTTAACCAAGCTCTAGCTGGTGCTGCACAAGGTGCTACACAAAACTACAATGATGCTATTAAGGCTGCACAAGGCAATGCTTCTATGGCTGGTCGTTATGGCTCTGGTGTATCTGCTGATATTCAAAATCGTGCTGCTAATACTTTATCTAATACACTAGCTAACAAGTATGGTGAATTAGCTTATAGTAATTATGCTGGTGAACGTGGTATGCAAAACCAAGCTGCACAAAATGCTCCAGCTTTGGCTAATGCTGATTACGCTGATATTCAACAACTTATGAATGTAGGTAAGACTCAAGAAGATTATGCTAAAACTGCATTACAAGCTGACATTGATAGATTTAACTTTGAACAAAATAAACCATATCAAAAACTTTCAGCTTATCTTGGTGCTGCTTATGGTGCTCCTACAGGTTCTGTATCTACAACTACACAATCTGGTGGTGGTAAAATAGTATGTACAGCCATGAATCAAGCATACGGTTTTGGTTCATTCCGTCAAGCTATCTGGTTACAACATTCAGCCACAATGCCTAATGCTAAAACAATTGAAAAAGGATACCATAAACTATTCTTACCAGTGGTTGCATTTGCATTTAGTGATAAACAAACAGTTGCTCGTAAACTTGTTCGTAAAGTTTCAGAACATATTGCAAGACACAGAACTGCTGATTTATGGAAAGAAATGCGTGGTAAAAAGCGTGACCCATTAGGTCGTATTTATCGTGCAATTATTGAACCAATTTGTTATGTAGTAGGAAAGGTAGCTAAATAATATGGGTATGCCAATGATTATAGGTGCTGGAGTCGGTGCTTTAGGCTCTGCTGCAATGGGTAAAAGCCCATTTAC